AGTTCAAATTAAATAGTTGTTCAATTAAACAAGCCTCGCCTTCAAGCGTTGCTCCATCTTCCGTCATTCGTAGAATATAGGTATCCCATAATTCATAATAGTTATCCTCTCCCAAATCTTGCAAGGCTGCTACCAAACAATCATAACCTTCGAGAGATCCGCCATCAGCTTCCACGCGAGCAAGGAAAGAAAGAGCGATATCATTTACCGGAGCAAAACAAGGAGGTGCGCTTTCGTTTTGGATCGATAACGTCATTCGATCCGTATCGCCCCACCACGTCTCACAATAGACCGCGCCCCAATTAATTAGATTTGCCATTCTTGTCTTTCTTACTTAAATAACTTCTCAGCTTGAGAATGTTATTATTCTTTGGCTTATATATTTTTTTCTCCTCTTGCTTCATAAAACCCAGCCCGAATATTGTACGTCGTGATCCGGATAGATATCATCGTTCGAGTTTGAATTATATTCCGGATATAGATCCTGATTGAAGCTCATATAATCCACAAAGCGCCGAACATAGAATTCTGCGATCTTCCGCTCTTTCTCAACCAAATAATCAACCTCCACCTTCTCCACGCTCGTTGAGTTCTCCGAATTGTGCTTATATACTCCGCCGTTGGCGATCGTATAAGCTGCGAAAGGGAGATACTCCATCATCGAGAAGTGGATGAGCATCGGTTGAATATATGTGTTAACCAAAGAGAGGTAATTACCCGACAATGTTCCCGCGATGATATCGCTGGAGATCTTATCATAAAGGCGAGAGCCGAGATAATTCTGAACGTGGATCTCCTGAGCTACTTTGATAAATTGAATAAACTTATCCGTATCGACATTCCCGCCCAGGGCCGTGTTTCTTACAATATCCTCTCGCTTAATAAATAGAGCCGTTGCCATTTTCGTTATTATTTAGGAATTCCGTGAGTGCGAGCATACTCGGGCGTATATCCGCTATAATCCATATCCGAGGGCATCGTTGATACTTCGCGAGGATTCGTTTCGATCTTAGCTCCAGCTCTGCGAGCTGCGGCCGTAGATACCTCAGCGTTGGGATTCTTTGCATCGACTCCCTTCGCCCCCTCTTTCGCCATAAACGTTTTCCGGGTCCAAAAATGTTTGCATCTTGCTCCGCCCTTATAGAGCCAAATTGAATACGTATCTGATCCTCCGACTCCGAAGCCCGCATTAACTGCCTTCTCGCCCATTGAGAGAATATCCTCTTTCCGATAAACTTTAGAAGCCGCCATCATCTTCCGGCAGAAATCCCGCTGGGGAGATTTACTTCCTGAATACTGATATCGAACTTTAAAAGGGCGATCGAAAGGCGTTACGCCATCTTGAGAGCTCTTGGCGTTTGTGTTTGCCGATCCCGTTGAGGCGAGCTGAAGCATCTTATCGAGAGCCTCCTCCTGATCATAATCGACCGGGCGCTCATCCACAAGCTCCCATTCTTCCTCATTGATCTCCTCCCCGAGCTCTTCCAAGAGATTGAATAAGATATCAAGCTCCTGATCTGAAGGCTCTTTTCCCTGGGCTGATAATTTGACTCCCGTCTCTTGCTCCATCGTGGCCTTGTCCACTACCTGAACGTCTGAGAATTCAATCGGCTGAAGCGTTTTGAAATAGATGTCGAGAGAGATATCGTTATAAGCCAAGATCTTGTCGATCCCATCGAGGATCGTTTCTTGCATCGGGCGGATTACTATATTATCGAACAACGTCGAGGCCGTCATCAGCTCCTCCGCATTATTGCCCAATCCGGATTGATCCTTAATGCCCAAGAGCATCGGAGATGTTACGCGGTGAGCGACCATAATCTTCCGCATCGACTCATCGGCGAGGAACTGATATTGTTGCGAGGCATCATTAAGCTGCACCGGTTCGATTGTTGCCGAAAGCTCCTTGTTATCATTGAAGGCGAGGATGAACTTTCCGGCATTGGAGGATCCTGAGAATTTCTCTGAGATCTTATTCTCGATGATATATCGCTCCTCTTCCGTTGGCACTCCATTGTTGAAGTTGATCAGCATCGAGGGGCTCATCCCGTTCTTAATGTTGTTGAGGTGATAATTCGCCACCTCTTCCTCGAGTTCCGCATATTGGAGGCCACCTTGATAATCCACCGGTGAATAATAATAAAATCCGGCGCGATAGGGCTTGATATACAAGATCTCGATTCCTTCATTTGAGAATCCGAAAGCTGGGATCCTGGTTGGCGTTTGCTTTCTCTCGGCTACCGCTCCCCAATCCTTAGCATAATAATAAGCCTCGATCTCTCCCTCTTCATTGCACTTCTCAGCGCGGAGGGATTCGATAGGCAAATGATATACCTCGTTGATCATTTGATGATCCTGGGAATAGATCACCTGGAAGGCACATTGTCCCATCATCTTAAAATCGGATGTTGCTTTCCGGAGATCCTCCTTCTTGAAGAGTGATCGCATTTGAGCATAAGCCTCTGGCTTCCGAGATGAATCGGAGGCATCTAAGCCTCGGCCATAGATAAGCTCCGAGATTCCGTTAATGATGGCATTGTTTGTCGGAGATCCGTTATACCGATCGATGAGGAATTGAAAATAATTATTGTCATCTCCATAGGATACCCACTCCCGGTTGGAGAATTCCTTTATCTCCGGGGTTGTATATGATGAGAGATTTACTACGTGAATGTTGCTCATAAGATCACAAAGTCGTTATTAAATGATTCCTCCTTGATATAAACTCCCTCGTTTACGGAGAACTTATCGAAATCCGTTTGTGAAGTTACGAAAACTCTATCGCGATAAATGAGCGTAGAGCCGTTAAAAACCTTCAGCCCATAGAATACCCCTGAAACGAGAGAAAACTCCGCAGAGAGCGTCATAAAGCCGTCAGCTTGCGTTATCGTTGGATTGAGGATCTGCGTTTGGTTCGTGCTTTCATTTTTTAAATGAAGAGAAACGTCCGCGGCATTGCTCTCCCTGGGGATAATCTCTATCTCCTGAGCTGAGGTTATAGGTTTAAGGATGTGCATCTTAATTAAATAACCATTCCCTCGAAGTTTATTCCAAAAGAAAAGGGGCCGAAGCCCCTAATCTAAATCAGATCGAGAATCAATTAAGGGTTGATCTGCGTTGCGCTTACGCTAACTCCAGCAGCAGAGAGAGTCGTATCCAGGAAGTTAGCCGGAACTTTCTCTTGTGCAGTCAACGTCAACGTATATCCGCTAAGATCACCCATTGCGGCACCCGTTACAACGGTTCCGCCCGTAACCTCAGCTCCGTGCTCGAGGCCCATTACGAAGACGTTTCCATTATAATCCTCCACGAATACGTGAGGGCGGCCATAGGCCATAAGCTTGAGCTCCTTGTTAGTGGCCTTATCCAATTTCGTGAAGGTCAAATTCAAGGTCTGCTCAAAGAAAGTTGTTCCATTCTCACGAGATGAAGTGATGGTCTGCTCAAAAGATGAGTTACCCTTTACATCATACTCATAAGCCGTGGGAGTGCCAGCGAAAGAATCGATCGCATCCGTGTTCGCGACGTCATAGGTGACAGCACCCAAATCGCCATAATTAGCGAAGTAAACGGCCTTAATTCCGCCGACTACATCTTTGCAAGGGACTGAACGTCCGGTTGTTAAATCACACATAAGTTTAAGAATAAAAAAAAGGGGCGGGGCAAAACCCTCACCCCCTTTTTGGTTAAATCAAATCAATTAAGCGTAAAGAACGATGTCAGAACCGATTCCGTACTGAACTCCGGCAGTATATCGCATAATAACGCGAACGTTCTGTGAGCCATCCAAGTCACTCATATCGAGCAACTTAACCTCATTGTGGTCGCTAAGTAGACCAGTTCCGAAGTACAAGTTAGAAGATTGAGCAGCTACCATTTTGTTAGAAGCCAAGCCGCTAACCATAGAAACGCGAATGCCATCGAAGAACAAAGGCTCACCGCCGAACCATTGGGTTCCAGCATTGTTCACACCATTTGCACCCAAACCAGCAGCACCGAAACCACCCAAAGCGCGGACATAAGCCTTAGCAACGTTCTGAGGAACGTAGATGGTCAGATCCTCCTTACCATACAAGGCGGAAGGGATAGCATCAGCAATTTTGCCGAGCTCTTCGATAACGTTGGCAGCAGTAACGGAAGTTCCGACTACATCAACAACATCAGCGTCAGCAGCCATCAAAGTGGTGAAGCCATTGAACTCACCAGCGGTAGCGTTAACGCCGCTCCAAATCGTTTGCTCGGTCTTCTGAGCTACTTTAGCAGCTACGTGAGAAAGCAAGAAATCAGAGAAAGAAGCGGGCAAGTTATCATAAGCGGAATAGCCCATCTGAACGGCCTCCCAATCGGAGCGGAAGTCCTTTTTGCAAAGCTGCAAGTTGACTTGGAACTCTTCGGGTTGCAAGATGCGCTCCGTGAGAGTAACTGAGGAAGTTGCTGCGAAATCGCAAGTTGCGTCAGCGACCAAATCGCCCGTAGCTACTTTCTTAATTACTTCTTTGTACTTGACGTTAGGCTTGATTTCGACCAAGCCCTTGTCCAAGGTGTCTGCGCTCAAAAGAGCAGCAGCGATGTATTTACCA